ATGGTCAGGAAGTTCGGCAAGATCGTCGTCAAGCCAAGCAAGGCCAATCCGAAATGGATAGAGGCCTCCTATCTTACGCCAGTATCTGCCTTTTCGGAATGGCCGGACCTGCCGAACAGGCAGACCGCCACCTTCCCCTGCACCCAGGACGGCAGGGACGAGGCCGCGGCATGGCTGACCAAGGCGAGACGACGCATCGAGGCCGACGTGTGGGAGCCGGAGCGCATCGCCAAGCGCAAGGCCAAGGACCACGCGCTCACCTTCGCCGAATACACGGCGAAATGGCTGAAGACGCGGGAGGGCGAGGGACTGCACACCAACACCATCTACAGCATCCGATGCACCGTCAAGAGGCTCACGGCCGTCTTCGGCGACATGCCGATCGGCAAGATAACCTCCGCCGACATCGAGCGCTTCGCCGCCACGCTCCCGAAGGACCATCCATACGTGGGACGGGAGCTGCTGTCCAAGCTCCGTCAGATCCTCGACGCCGCCGCGACCCCGGACCAGGACGGCATCGCCGTCATCGCCAAATCCCCATTCGCCATGCAGGTACGCAAGCCCGCACCCAGGGAGGAGACACCCGCCGCCACACCACAGCAGCTCCGGCGGATCCACGACGCCATGCCACGCAAATTCCGGCTCGCCATCACCCTCGCCATCTCCTGCGGAGGCCTGCGCATCGGCGAGGTCTGCGCCCTCCAACGCGGCGACATCGACCTCGACAACCGTCTCATCCACATCCGCCGCACCAGACTCACCCGCGCCCGCGTCATCGCCGGGCCGCCGAAGACCGCCAGAAGCAAACGCACCGAACCAATCCCCGAAGCCGTCATCCCCGAAATCCGCGCGCACCTCGCCGAATATGTGGCCGACCAGCCGGACGCATGGATATTCCCCAGCCCGCTGGACCATGACAGGCCGATCAGCACGGACGCCATGCGCGACGCCTACGTCAAGGCGAGACGCGCAGCCGGACGCGAAGACCTCCGATTCCACGACCTCCGCTCCACGGCACTCACCATGCTCGCCCAACAGGGCGCCACCGTCCGCGAACTCATGGCCGCAGCCGGACACAGCACCGCCATCATGGCCATGCACTACCAGCGACTCAGCGAAGACCGACAGCGCGCGCTCGCCGACAAGGTGGCCGCCAGCATCACCCCGACACAGACAGACACCGCACCGGCATCGGCCGAAAACGACAAAGACAAGGAAATCGCCGAACTCAAAAAACAGATCGCACAACTCAAGGCACTCGCATCCAGCCAGCAAGAGAGTGAATGAGATTGCGCTCGCAGCTCCCCTCCGCGTTTCCGAAATGGAAATCGGAGGGACGGAGCGACCTCCCGGATAGCGTCTATGCCGAGTCGGATAATCGAAAAAATCGAAATATCGGTAGGAGAGAAGACATGGTTGCGGATGAAGAGAACAAGGTCGAGGGTAACGTTGTCGGGAACATATCCCTCAGATACCATGGTCCGGCCCTGGACCGTGACCATACGATGAGCGCCCGCACGCTTGCACCTGCGCTCCTTAGCTTTGCCGACGCCATCGACGCGGCCAAGGACGAGCTGGCCCCGAAAGCCAAGGTCGAATTACGTGTTCTGGCAACCCAGCCGGGGTCGTTCGATATCCAATTCATCCTCACAAGTCTCGGAGACCTCGCGACGTCGTCTCAGGGGCAGGGGATTCAGTGGCTGAGCGATGTGCTCGGGGTCGGATTCGTTTCAATCGTCATCGGCGCATTCAAGGCCCTGAAGTTCAGACATGACAAAGGCAAAACCAAAATCGTCGATACTAAACCTGTGAACGACGATATGGTGTTCTCAGAGGAGAGAGTCACCATAGAGTCCGCCGACGGTGAACGGATCGAAACATACAAATCCTCATTGCGCATAGCCGATAACAGTAAATTCGTCAACAATGCGGGCAAGGCGCTCAGCGGGCCGTCATCGCAGAAGGGAGTGGACGGGGCGGAAGTGTCATCAGGCAAAGAATCTGTGGACATCGACAAGAAAACGGCGCAAAGCATGGCGGAATGGGTTCCGGCCGAAGATGTGATCAACGAAAGCGATGTCAAACTCGTGGTGCAGCCGCTCGACGCACACTTCGAGCCCGGAAAGAAATGGCATGTCACGACGGGCAACGACGTGAGATACACGGTCGATATGGAGGACGAGGCATTCATTCATGCCGTCGAAGACGGCGAGAGGATCGGCAAGAAAGACACGTTCCTTGTCAACCTGCACACGGTATCCACCATGGGAAAAGACGGGAAACTCAAAGGACGGTACTCCATAACCAAGGTTTTTCGCCATAAACCATATGAGCCGAAACAAGACGAGTTCAGATTCTCAAGCAAGACCCCGGCGCTCGCGGTATGCGGGTGGCCGGGGTCTTTTTTATAAGGAATCCGAAGGGATATAAGGCTCTATAAGCACGTATAAAGACGTATAACTATTGCACGCACACGCCGGAATCATGAAGCAGCTGCCGATAATCCAGCAACACCTGCACGGTCACACCCAGCTCCGTGGCCATCATCCACGTATTGCCCTCGTACACCGTCTCGGCCATGCCGTAATCCACCGGCGATATCAACGCCAGCGCGGTCTCCCTGCGGCAGCGGCGCTCGCACTTCAATCCATACTGGCTGCCACAGCCGGGGTCGTGGTGTCTGGCGTGGATGAGTTCGTGGCACAAGGTGCAGCGGCGTTGGAATCCGGCCAGCCGTTCGTCGATGATGATGAGACGGAGCGGATCGTAGTAGATTCCGCACCTGTCTCCGGCCAGCCGACGTTCCTCCACGCGAACGCCCAATGTTTCCGCCCAGGATGTCAGGATGCTGTCATTCACCTGTTTCGGCATCCTCGTCTCTGAAGCCGGTTCCCTCGATGCGCTTCTCGTCGCGCTTCGCCCTGCGCTCGACCTTCTTGATATCCTCCATCGCCGGGAGGTCTTCCGGCGCGATGCCACGGCTGAACAGGCTTTTTCGCACGGCTTTGTTGTTGTCCACATGCTCTTGGGCTATTGCCGGTGTCCCGTGCAGGTCACGTTCCTGGATTCCGTAGTTCGTCATCTGTGTGGCGAGCTGCTTCGCAGTCACGGCGATTGGATGGAGCACATCGGCCAGCGGACGGCTCTTCGGCACGTCAAGTTTGAATTTCATTTCCGTTGTGCTCATGCCGAACAGCGCCTGATCGCCACGCGAACGGATTATGCCGAAGTCCTTTTCTCCGACCCCGCGCTTGTATGCGAGCGAACTGAGCTGTTTCTCCTCGGCGGTCAACGCGTGTCTTCCCGCGATGCGCAGGATCTCGCCCATGCGTTGCTCCAGAAGCTCCGCGGTGCGCGTCTGTACGGCGAAATAGCTTTGCAGCAGCGCGACCTCTTCCTTGCGAGGATCACCGTTCTGGGCCACCAGATAGCAGGCGTAACGGGTCAGCTTCACATCATCGATGGAGCGGATGGCTCCGCTGCCGAGCTCGACGTCCCGTTTGGTGTCGCGAAAATGCGCTTCGACCGGTTGTCCGGCGTTCTGACATGCCGATCGTGCGCGCTGGATTACTTTTGTGAAGTTCTCCCATTTCGTATAGCCCATATATTTCATCAGTTCTCTGGCGTGCCAGAATTCCACGCCATTCTCGTCTTTATTGAGGAGCGTGTCTAAGGACGCGGCGTATCGGGCAATGGTTTCCTTGTCCATGTTCATCCTTTCCCGACCATTTTCCTGACGTCGGCAAAATGGTCTATTGCCAATGTTTCCAACGGTTCTAAGTTCTAAGAGCGTGAAGGCTGCTGCTGTGCGGATGAGGCATTATCCAGCGGAAGGTCGACGGAGACGGTTACACGCCCGTCGCTTTTTCCGATGGCGGCGGCGGTGACCTTCGCTTCGTCGCCGAACGGCGTGGAATCTGTCGGCAACGCCACGGTTCCCAGGACTATGCCGCTCAGCCTGACCATCAACGCGTCTGACGAGAGCTTCACCGTCACCCAGATATGCGATTGATCATCGAACTGGGCGAGGATTGAATCAAGTCCATCGGCTGGTTCGATAACTACTGTCCGGCCGATGGGAGTGAGTACCTTCTTGTGTGGTTTGGGATTCGAGAACGTGACCCTCTGCGCGGAGACGAAATGGTCCTGTGACTTTGGCTTGATGGGTTTTGGTTCTTGCGGTTTCTTCGCCGGAAGCGGTTTCGGAACATTCTGCCGGGGGAGCTCCATCGGGTCGTGCTCCTCGGGCATCTGCAGGCGCAACTGCCATACATGCCGTTCCCTGTCTGCCTTTCTGTTGCGCACGTGGGCGAGCATCACGGCGCCCTCGGCAGGCACCTGACCGCAATGGCGCTCCATCTGGTATTCGGTTATGTGACCGATCTCCTCACCGTCGAGGAACACCCAGTACGTGGGGTATCCGGCGTATTTGCCCTTCCGAATCAGATCCTCGACGACGTACACCCAGACCCATGCGTCGTACCCGTACTTTCGCAGAATCCACTGGTGGTTCTCGTCACCGGAGATCTCCACGCCGCACGCAATGGTCTCGATCACAGCGCCATCCGGCTTCGCGTTAACCGCGCTTGGCATCTCGCCGCCAAGATAAGCGCTCTTCATGAAAAAGGAATCCTTACGACGTCTGTCGCTGAGCGCTCGCCGTTTCGATTCGTCTCTTTCGGCTTGCGTGAGTGTCCTCGGACTGTACATGGATTCCAGCCGATGCCAGCATTCGAGAGTCCATCGGGCGTCGGACAGGGCGCGATGCTCCTCGGATGCCTGTATGCCAAGCAGCCGCATCGTCTCCTGCAGGCTTGCCGACGGGGCGTTCGGGAACTTCTCCCTCGCCAGCGACATTGTATCGATGCGGGATACGTCCAGACCGGCAATGCCGATTCGTGATGCCTCATTGTTCAATGCGGAGATGTCATAGCTGACGTTATGGCCAATCACGGTGAGATTCGAGATGGCCGCAATGAATTCCGGCATCACCTGTTCTGCCTTTGGCTGCGACGCCAAAGAATCTCTGGTGATCCCGGTCAAAAGCGTCGATGACATCGGGATCTCGCATTCGGGGGAGATGAGCTGTTCCCATTCGCAGATTGGCGCGCCGTTCCTCACCAAGATGGCGCCGATATCGATGATGCGCATTCCGGAAGGGGAGTTTACCGTTTCCGTGTCGATGACAACGGCGTCGGCGATGGCGGCGTTCATACTGAACTCGGCGAACGAATCCAGACCGTCATCGCCCGCATGCGATTCTCCGGACAATCCACTTTCCGCAGGTACGGACGATTGTCCCTTGTTCTTCTTCGATACGGCGTAGGCGATGGCCGCAACGGCAACGATGACTATGACCAGCGTCATTCCACTGTCCTTTCTCCATAAGCCGTCGTGACACGAGAAGCCAACAGCGACTTGTAATCCTCCACAACCTGCACCGTCACGCCAAGCTCACATGCGATGAGATACGAGTCCCCGTCGTACAGTCGTTCGGCGGTCGCATATTCGACGGGGCCCACGAGCCATAACGCGGTCTCCTTGCGGGTGCGCTGTTCCGTTTTTGCTCCGATGATTCCGCATCCAGGGTCATGGTGTCTCGCATGCACGAGCTCATGGCAGAGCGTGCAGAGCTTCTGATGGTCGAGCAGATGATTGTCGATGATGATGAGCCTCAGCGCGTCGCAGTACAGGCCGAACAATCCGCGCCCCAGCTTCCGCTCCTCCACGCGCACATCCATCGATTCCGCCTCCAGCAGCAGGTCGTCGTATCTGTCTATCGGCCCTCACCGCCGTTCATTTCGGCCTCCTTGTTCGGATCAGTGTTTGCGGCTACGTCGAAGTCCTCCGGATGTGCGGCAATCCGGTCCACCAGATCATCGGTGATCTGGTTTTGGCGCTCGCGGTATTCATCTGGTGTACCAAGTTCATCGAGCAGCCTTTTATACGAGGCGTCAATAACCGCTTTAGGGTCTGCCTCAATCAACTCGCACGTATTCAAGAACGCCTCAAGTGGCATGGACGGCTTCGCGTTGATCCATTTGGAATACCCACCCTTGGAATGTCCAAGAATCTCAGCGACTTTCGTCTGCGAAATGGAATGTTTTGCGAATTCACCTTTTAGCTCGAGCCCTACTAGCTGTGCAAAACGTCGGCTCCGATATTCTCTGTTATCACTCATGTAAGCATTATATTACTCGATTTGAGTAACGCCAATTCCGCATATAGTTATTTGTTATCCAAATGAGAAACGCCGAAGTTGACGGACTCTTATTCATACATTAACGTTACTCACATGAGAAACGTTAGTCTACAAACGTGGTTTGGTCACAACGCCGAAAAAATCATTAAAAACAAGGGTATGACAAAACGAGCCGTGTCGGAAAAATGCGGAATCCCATACAGCACACTCAACAGCATGCTGAAGGGATACCGAGCCGTGACACTCGATACAGTCATCGCCCTGTCTGAGGCAACAGGAGAAGCGCCAAGCACCTTCCTTCCGCCTCAATTCAAAGAACAGAATCAGGCGCTCGCCGACGAATGAATCGAAAGGAGAATCCGAGATGAGCATCAACATTCCGGCCGAGACGGCGGACGAATCCATGAACCCGATTTCCGTTGAGGAATTCGAACGCCTGCACCCGGCGATGCTGGGCGCGATAAGGAAAGCCGTCCGCGAGGAATTGGAACTCTCTCACGCGGACGGCCGAACGTCAGCTGATGTTCAGCGCACGTTTGATCTTCAACTGGTCGTTCCGGATGTACCGCTGGTATTCGGCGATGCCCTGCACGGCATCGGCCGGCGACACGATGGCCTGCTGAATGTTTCCGGATTGTGCGTGGGCCTTCGCGTCATTGGCGGAATTCACTGGATCGCGTTGCATGTTATCACCTCCCTTCTTTGCGCGGGTCTGCTCATTCTCCCACTCGGCAGGAAGGCCCTCAAACGAGAGCGCATCGAAAAGGCAGCCGGCGCTCGCTGACGCCGCTTGACACATCACAAATAGGGGAGAGGAGAAACGCATGCGAGAAACAAGCCAGCCATTGATCGATACGGTCGCGCTCGCCCATGAAATCGCGAAGGAAGCCGTCCGGCAGACGGCATACGCGCCACGCTGGGTCAGTCTCAAACAGGCCAGCGCGATGCTCGGCGGCGTCGACAAGAAGACCCTCCGCAAATGGGCGAGAGCGGGACGGATCAAGATGCGCCAGCCAAGCGGATACCACGGCAAGGTCATGGTGTCCGTCGCATCCATTGAAGAATTCGATGCCAACGCCGGGACGCGCCGGCGCTAAGGAGGCAAACATGCGCAAGGAATCCAAGCCGAAAGACCACTCCGCCGTCATGGTCATCCGCGACCACAAGTGCGGAGCCGACGTCAAGGCCGCGCGAATCAGCATCATCACCGACGAAGGCCACCTCGCCGGAGTGACCATCAGCCGCGCAGCGCTCGAATCGCTGCAGACCAGCATCGGCCGTCTGCTGCGCGAGATGGACGAGGAGGAATCATGACCAAGCTCGCACACGCCATCCTCTGCCAGCTCGTCGCCGCCATCTGGATCGCCGCCATCTGGGTGCTGTACTGCACACCGGCGTGCACGCATCCCATCGAACACCTCATCGCCGCGCCGATCGCGGTGCTCATCCCCGCGGCCGTCGTCACGTGCCGCATCTGCTCGGATCCCCGCGTCATGCGATGGCTGGAGCAGCAGAAGTGAAGGACTTGGATGGCTCCGCTCACATTGCGGCATGGACGTGTCTCGTCATGCGCGTCCATGCGGGAGCCACCCAACCGTCAAGGGAAAGACGCTAAAACCGGCCGGACGGGTCATCTTCTTCTTCTCCTCCCGTCCGTCCCGCCGGAGCCCGCGACAGGATGCGGGCGCCATAGATCGGCGCTCCGACAGCGCCGGCGGATGGATGCGCGGTTCGATTCCGCGCTCCGGCACGACATCCAATCCAATCCCAAAGGAGGCACACGATGCCAAGCAATGCAGCCAGGCCGGAAGGCGAGCGGTGGTTCGAATGGCCACTCACGCCGACCAGCATCGGCATGACGGCGGCAGAGCTCATCAGCGAATTGTACGAGACCATATCCGCGCTCAACCGCGACCGCAGCTGGAATCTCACGCTGGTCGCTCCGGCGCGCTTCGGAGACATCATCATCGACCGCGAGGCCGGATGCCTCCGCGCGAAATGCGCGTGGAAGACCAAGGACCCCAGCCAGCTCGGCCCGGCGCCCGCCGGATACGTGAGGGGAGAGTGACATGGCCATAGGCGAGACCGTCATCACCATCGTCGGCAACCTCACCGCGGATCCGGAACTGAGGACCACTGGCCAGGGCGCGCAGGTCGCCAGCTTTACCATCGCCAACACGCCACGCCAGTACAACCGGCAGACCGGCCAGTACGAGGACGGAGACGCGCTCTTCCTCCGCTGTTCGGCATGGAACGACCTCGCCCAGCATTGCGTGCGGTCATTGGCCAAGGGCATGCGCGTCATCGCTCAGGGCAGACTCCGACAGCACTCGTATCAGGCGCAGGACGGCACCAATCGGACCGTCGTGGAGCTGCAGGTCGACGAAATCGGGCCATCGCTGCGGTACGCGACGGCGCAGGTCGCCCGCATCAGCCGCCAGGGCGGTCCCGTCTACGGCAACCCCGCATCTCCGCAGCCGACCGTCAACACCGGCGTCGGTGGCTGGAGCCAACGGCCGCAACAGTCGGCGCAGACACAGCAACCCGCCGCGCCGCCGGCCGATGATCCGTGGGGCGCGCCGGCGGCCGACCAATCGTCATTTGGGGACTTCGGCAAACCGGATCCGGAACCGGAATTCTAAAGGAGGAAGCAATGAAAGCCAGCGAACAACAGGCGCTCATCCCGCAGGAAGCGACACCTGACACGCTCATCGACCTCATCGGCAAGACGCAGCAGGTCACCAAGGCCGCGGCCGTCGTGCTCAAGGCATGCCGCAACGTCATGGACACCAAAAACAAGCAGGAGCACATCGACAAGTGGGGCGGCATCCACGCCATCACCGAAGCCGTGTACGACTGCGCAGACCTCGCTCAGCGCATCCTCGACGCCGGCCTGGCCATGGAGAACATGTGCGCGAAGCCGGCCACGTCACGGCAGATGATCCTCATCGACGACCTGCGCCGCAGTCTCGACATGGACGATGGCGACGTGGAGGCGACCGTCGATCCGGACACCGGCGAGATCGACTGAACCACAGGAAGGAGAAGAAGAGATGTGGTTTATTGTCGACGACCAGATGGCCGACGACAGGCGCATCCGCCGCCTGCCGCTCGCCACCGTGGGCCTGTGGGTCAAGCTGTGCGTCATCCACTCCAAAGGCGTCTCGATGCAGGCCAAGGACCCGGCGGCATACCCCGGCCACTTCGACAAGCTCGACCTCAAGGACGCCGGAGGCACCATGAAACAGCTCCAGCAGCTCATCGACTCCGGGCTTATGGAAGAGCACGATGGCGGATGGCGTCCGGTCTACGCGGAAGGCATCTGCAGGGAGCCGCGAGTGTTGACCGAAGAGCAGCGCGAGGCGCGCAGAAAGGCCGGAAGCAAGGGAGGACGCCGCAAGGCGGCCAACCAGAAAGCCAAGCAGACGTCTGGCGACTTGCCGGAAAACAGCCAAGCAAACGGAGAGCAAAACAGTAGCGAGACAGGTAGCAAACCGTCTAGCAAGTTGCTAGAGGACAGCCAAGCAAAAACATGGCATAAAACCGATACCGATACCGATAATCCCTCTCCGACCCCTCCCGCCGGCAAACCGAAGCAACCCGCCACGCCGGAATCCGGCTTCGACCATTTCGCCGAAGCCTATCCCGGATCCATCGGCGCGAAAGGCCGCAAGACAGAAGCCGAAGCCAGAGCCCTGTACGCGGCCATCGCCGGAAACCCCGTCGAACTCACCCGACTCCAGACCGCGCTCCGCCGCTACAAGCGCGCCGTCAACGACGGCCAAATCCGCAGCGGCCACATCCCACGGCTCAACACATGGCTCCGCGACCAATGGGAAACCTGGGCACCCGAGCCAATCTCGCCGCCGCCAAGCCACAAGCACACCTGGAACTGCGAACACGTCCACCAGCTCATGGATCCACACGAGGACGCATACGACCACACCGGAAGCCTCCGCAACGGCAACCCAAGCGAATGGTGGAAGGCATGCCAGGCGTGCGCAGACGAACTCAACAACCAAGAAACCAGCAAGGAGACGCAATGAGCAACTACCAAAGCAACGAAATCAAGCTCATCAACACCAGCCTCATCGACCCCCACCCGGACAATCCACGAAAGCAGATCGGCGACGTGACCGACCTCGCGGCCAGCATCAAAGCCAACGGCCTGCTCTCGCCGCTCTCCGTCGTACCCAACGGCGAGCGCTATCGTGTCATCGCCGGCCATCGTCGTCTCGCCGCATGCAAGCAGGCCGGCACCGGAGCCGTGCCGTGTTTCGTGCTTGACTTAGACCCGTTGCAGCAGTTGGAGGCCATGGTCACCGAGAACTGCCAGCGCGAACAGCTCACCGTCCTCGAGGAGGCTGACGCCATCCAGTGCATGCTCGACCTCGGAGCCACCACCGCCAGCGTCGCCTACCGGCTCGGCCGAAGCGCCGACTATGTGCGTGACCGCGTCAAGGCCGCCAGCATCAAGACCGAGGTCAGAGCATCCCGCGACGATTTCGGCCAGATCTCCATCGGCCAGCTCGTGGCCATAGCGCGATATGACGGCCGTCCGGATCTGCAGAAGGAGCTCGCGCAGGCGGCCGGCACCTCGAACTTCGACTACATCCTCCGCCGCATCGAACGCGCCGAGAACGACCGGCAATGGATCGAATCGGTCGCCGCGCTCCTCGTGGAGTCCGACAGCGGCATCAACCTCATCCCCGACCCCGAAAAGCCCTACAGCGACCCGGAGTGGCGCTACCTCGGCTGCATGTTCCCGTCCACCGGCACTCCCGAAGAAGCCATCGAGAAGATCCGCGAACTGAACCCCGCAGCCGTATCCATCCACACGGTCTCGCAGCAGGTCTACCTCTGGACCCGCCGTGACAAGACCGCCGACGCCGAAAAGGAAGCCCGACGGGCCGCCGAACAAGCCGAACGCGACGCCCGCCGGCACGCGCTCGAGGAATACGCCGCCGCATCCGCGGACAAGCGCATGGCATGGCTCCACGGCCATCTCCACGGCATCAAACGCGACAAGCTCGTCGAAACCACGGCCCGGCTCGGACTCCTGCAGATCATCGACCCGGACCCGCAGGGCTACACGCAGGCGCTGAGCACATGGAACGACGCCGCATGCGGTGGCGAACAATTCGCCACCATCAGCGGCATCGAACCGGAACGGGCGCTCGCCGAACTCCGCTACCACCTCGACGAACCCGACTGGGCGGTCTGGGCGGTGCAAATCCTCGCCGCACGCATCGAATGGTTCATCGACCCGACCGACTGGACCACCGTCAACGACACCAGCAGACGCATCCCCGGCTACTACCAGATCCTCCAAGACCTCGGCTACACGCCCGCCGACGACGAAACCAGTCACCTCGACCAGCTCATCGCCGCCATCACCGAAGCCGACTCCGACGAAAACGAAGAAGACGAGGAGAACAACCAATGACCAGGAAACAACTCGACAAACTCAGCCAACTCCTCACCGACACCGCCCAGACCGCCAGCACCATCGAACTGCGAGCGCTCGCCGGTGGCAGGGCGGATGACGGCATCGTGGCGATGGCGGCCGGGCTGAGGGCCAATTGCACTTCGTGTTTGGTGTTGGTTAACGGCCTGATGCAGGAGGGGGTGCGTTGTGAGTGAGTTCGATGATTCGAAGCGTGCCGCTTTGGAGCGGCAGGGTTGGCATTGCCTGCGCTGTGGGACGAACATCCATGACCCGTCATGCTGGCCCGGACGCTCCGGCCATCACCGTCAACTGCGGCGGGCGGCGGATCCGGATGTGCGGCACAGTCCGGCCAACATCGTCGAACTATGCGGCAGTGGGACCACGGGCTGCCATGGGTGGGTCCACCAGCATGTGGCCGAGGCGGAGCGGCTGGGATTGATCGTGCCGTTCGGCGCGGATCCGCGTGATGTGCCGGTGCTCGACTGGGAGGGCCGGTGGCTGCGGCTGAACATGGACGGGACCGCGACACCGTTCACGCAGACCGAAATCATTCTCCTCCGAACGAAAGGAAACCAATGATGAGCGAGGAAAAAGCCAAAAAGGACATGCTGCTGTGGATGGACGTGGAGACCACGGGACTCGACCCGGACCATGACAGGATCCTCGAGGTGGAAATGCGTTGCACCGACATGAGAGGCGTGCGGTGCGTCGGTGGCTTCCGCCGCGTCATCGGACTGAAAGGCCGCAAGGCATCCGTTACGGACGGGAACATCAAGGCGTGGCGCATGCACTGCGCCAACGGACTGCTCGAAGCCGCTCTCGACGGCGGATATACGGAAAAGGCAACGGCGAACGCGCTCGAGGAATACGTCGACAGCCTCGCACAATCGTTC